TAACTGTACTTCTACCTCACCTGACTGCGTTGGGTGTTCAGTTACAGGGTATTTAGGTGGTTTGAACTGTACTTGTGTGGGAATCGCAGAAGGGTAGAGTAAAGTCCCGGACAAAGTCCCCCCGAGTACGACTCTATCTATAACAAGGTTACGAGAAGTATGTCTTTGGGTTTTACTTGTAGATCTCCCTATGTGTGCGATTCTTTCTAGAGTAAGCACTCTGGAGCTTAGTGGGTATGCTCTTGAGACTATTAACCCATCAGAGGAATTTCTTGATATTACAAGATTTCTGCTATTTAGAGAGCTTTCATTAGTGTAAGTAAGCGATAGTCCAGTTCTACCTACCAGTAGACTACGACTTGCAAGATCAGCGGGAGTACCTGACATTATCTAACCTCTTTGTATGATCCAATTAGTGTCAGTTACATAACTGGTCCAGTTTTTGGTTATTAAAGAATATCCATCATTATCAGTAGGATGATGTGTAGCTTTGACATCAATATCTCTATTGCTATTTATGGATACCTCATCGACTTTGTAAGTACGCACTTGAGAGGTGATTGTTTTCTTCATAAAAATAATTCCAGCAGGGCTTGCTTTACCGTAAGTTCCTACGGTAATAGTTCCTTCCGACAAGGCTGAGCTTAATCCATCCCAGTATGTAACTGTGTGGTTACCTGCAGGTAGAAGGTCTGGACGAGTAGTGACAAGAGTACCATCATTCAAAACAATACCATTAGCGAACTCATCATAATATGTATAATCAAGAGCCAAACGGATATAGGCTCCTGGATATAAGCCTCCGAGTATTCCTGAAGGGCGAGTGCTAAACTGCACAGAATGGGTAATCAGCCGGCGAAGCCGTACAATATAGCAAAGCGCATCGACACATTGTTCAAAATTGGTACAATATTCGGATAGATCGAAAACCTCGATGGGGTCGGATTCTGGCCGGTCGGCCTCCCGCAATCGTACCTCTCGCTCAACTGGAAATACACCATTTCTCGTGTATGACGCCCGCGAACGCTCTTCTCGCCATTTACCTGATGCTTGGATAGGTTGTCTATCTTCTTCTGGTATAAATGTTAGCGAAAACGAGTTGGGTAATATGTTGCCTGCAGTGTAAAGCCCGGATATTGCAGGTTTTCCGGTGCCGTCCTCGGGGAAGACTACCGCCGGCTCCATTGCTAACTTACCGTTTTTCTCTGTAATATCTACTAACATAGTCCCGCCAATGTCCGCTAGCCATTGGCGTATATTAACTTTTTCTGTTAGTACACCATCAAAAAAGTATCGCCTCTTCTTTAGCCATAAGCCTGTATTGTAGAATGATTCTAGATCTAGCTGTTTATCGCTTACAGATTGACCAAGTCCTAAACGTGAGCTACGACATAGGTCATAACCTATGTCTGGTAGCAAATTACTGGGACCTGGACTATTGCTATGTAAAACTCGCCTTACCATACGTCCCCCCTGGACCCTGAGCAGCGGTAGTCTGCACCTCTTCGTACACAAAAGCTTCAGCTACTTTACCCCAACAATCGAGCATAGAGTCTCTACCTGCAGTGTCTGTCCACTTATACCCTAAATCTTCGTTAGGTTCCCAAGAATGAAGTCTAAATGTATCGGATGTATTCTCTACTACTGTCCCAGACCATGTTATTAAATAGCCCCCTAAGTTAAGAGTATTAGATGAAGATATGTTACCGTCTAATACGATAAAAGGGGCTACAGCCAGCCCATTGCGTATTTCCCAGCCGGTCAGTGGCTCAAGCTCAATTTGTGGTGTAGCTGCTACTGGCTGCTCTACACGTATGTAATTATATATTGCTTGCTGGCTTTGACTACGAATACCAATAGACGCCGGCAGCACAACACGATTACCATCTTCAGTGACTATACTCATCCTCCAAAATGAGTATCTCTCTGCGGTATCATTTAACTGACCTGATTGGAAGTTTTGGGTATCTATGTCTTCGTCTGGATCATGCAGAGTTTCATGGTATTTGTAGCCGGCTATATAGTTGACCTCGTCCAATCTTTTAGCATCTTTGAAATTACAAAGACCTGAGGCTCTAATGCCTACTGTAGATTTTATTCCTATCTCAAAGCATTTTACTCTCTGGTTTAGCTGAATGTTTGCTATAGCGCAGCGGAATATCTGTGCAGTGCTTGTAGCGGTATCATAGTCAGTACCGTTAGAATAACTAGCTAGGTTCTGCTGTCTAGTATTTGTGGCTTTCGCCCACTGTGGAGGATATATTATTTTGTCAGTATCATCATTGTCTACTCTAGACAAAGGTATAATAGTAATAATTCCGCTACGGACTACTGTAAAGGTGTAGTATATAGATTGCCCCCCTCTAACCGGGTAGTTGTCCACTTCGCTACTAAACACTTTGTCTGATGGTGATATTTCCGTAACAACAGCTAGACAAGAACCTACCTTATACAGCTCACCTATGGATAGCGCATTAGCAGCACTCATTTGACGCGATGCTATTGTATTAGCTATATCTGCGCATTTTGCAATTCCAGGTTCGGCCTCAGATGGATTATTTGTGTTAGAAGCCTCAAATTTTATCTGTGTAGTCGCTGCAGATGTTTTCGACAACATATACACAAATGTATCTCCAACGTTTAGCACGGAGCTGCCGGTGCTTGTAGATATAATTCCGCTGCGCCCTGACCACCAGTATCTAGATTTCCACATATCAGCTAGTGCTGTGGCATCGTCATTTACACGAACCTCATATTTTTTCTTACTTTCTCTATTTTTAGTCCATAGATTTATTGTTGGACGAATACGAGGATTTATTCTCAACCCTAAGTTGTTAGGTATTATGTTGTAGACTCCAAATGTGGTTTGAGTAGATGGCTTGGCCGTAAAGCAAGAATCTTGCCTCCATGCGTTTCCTTCAGATCTAATTGAAAATACATCGGCTCCTCCAGTATTTTCGGCGTTACCTATATCAGTGCTTGGGGATCTACCAGCTAAATAATCAGTGCTTCTTAATCTACCTCCATTACCAGCGTAGTAGAGCGTTAGCCTCCCTGCAGCTTGGGCGGCTGCGGTGTCTAAATCATAAGTGCCTAAAGTGTTATCCCCTATGGCGAAACTCTTTGGATCTATACAGCAAATCCTGCCTTCCCCGAGCATGAAAATAGCTTTTAATACCTGGCTGCCACTGGAGCTGAGCATCTGGCTCCAGAGTAATTGCATGTTGACCCTCACTCCTCCATAGCGACCTTCCGGCCTCGGGGGTGAAGCCTGCGCCAGCATATAAAGCTGATTGGCGTATATTACTGGGGTAGTAGTACCAAGAATTGCTGGCTGTTGTACGCTATCGAAACCTCTTCTAGGGGCAAATTTCTGGTTTCTTGTGATGTTTACAGGATCTGGCGATTGTGTTTTAATGCCCCCATTTTTACCTCCACCTTGTTTTGGCTTAAAAAAGCTTGCAGCTATGTTAAATCCTATGCTCAGCCCAGCAGATACTATTGCTAAAGTCTCAAGACCTGCTTGCGGTACACCAGGGTCTATTTTAACTTTGCTATCAATTTCTTGCTGAAACCATTCCATTTGAGCTGGAGTAAGTCCCAGCATTTCTGCTAGGTACTCGTCGCTAGGTAAAGGTTTGTACCCCATTACCGCAAATTATAGTAAAGCGGACTTTTTAACTGTAGTAGAGGTACTGTCGTGAGCCCTTGGCGGTGATGTACGGCTAGCAATAACTTATCAGGAACTACAACCCCAATGCCGAAAGACACTGGAGTTAGTAATGGGACTAGAGACCATAGCTCTTCATCTACAGCGGCTTTAATCGCAATGAGCTGGAACTCTTCGTATAGATCAGTCCAGCGGCGTTCTCGGGCCAAATTCTCCCATCGGGGGTCGATCTCGGGGGGATCCCTCCCAATCTCCTCCATGATGATCTGGGCCATCCTCAGGCAGCAACAGGCTTCACCGTTGCGGGGGTCGGCACCAATGCGGTGAGGTAGTCCTAGCCAGGGGTGCCAGCCGGTGTAACTCGGATAAGTCATGAATCAGTCTAAGGCTCTAGCTTAGGACGACAAAATACTACCAGTTGGGGGTAGATTACCCACGCGGTAGGACGATAGAACACCTTTAGGTACTTGTTGTACAACAGCATCAAAGGGGTTACGGAGATTTATTGAACACTTTTGATCATTCTGGGGACCTCCGCTACAAGCCCATATCTGTGTTAATGCTGTGGTGCCTTCGGTGGGCTCTACACCTTCGGCGGTAGTGATTATTACAGTTTGTATTTCTACTAACCAGCCAGATAGGATGGCCTCGGTAAATAAAGATACTGTTAGCTCGTTAGGTACAGTAACTAATCCGCCGGATGCTGTGGCACCACCTCGTTTAGATGATGATCCTGAAACCCCAAAGGGGGCGAATGTGTAGTAAGTACCTTCATATAGTCTGGCTTTATTGATGAAGTAGTTTTGAAATGCTCTAGCCGCGATGTAGTTGCCAGCTTTATCCACGAAGCGTATGTATTCAGCAAAACTGGATCTACGCATTAGGTTAGACCTAGGGCTCTGCGGACATTGGGGTCGAGCTGCATACCACTATAGGCAAGGTCGCGCCCCTGGTTGGCGGCTTCTTGCACGCCCTGCCGGAACTCCTTCACGGTGACATACTCGACACCATTGATTGGCTGCGGTTCGTAGCGGATGTCTATGGCACCTCCGGGCAGGGACATCGGCCTCGGGGGAGCGGGGGGAGCCAGTGGGGTCAGGGCCGCACGGGTGTTGCTGAACATCCCAGCGGTGGCATCGGCAGGCAGGATCGAGCCGGGGTCTGAGGGGCTGAATAGTTCAGGGCCCCGTTCACCGACGATGTAGGAACTGGAGGGGAGGACGGGGCCGCCAGAAGCGCGGAAGCCTCCGAAGGTCTTGCCGAAGATGCCCAACCCGCCGCCACCGAACAGCCCCCCGAGTCCGCCAAAAACACCACCCAGGCCCGCGAGGACATTCTGGGTGCCGCCTTTACCGATCTGAGAGAGGCCGCCAAAGAGCGTAGCTGCGCCGGTCGCGAGGGTAACCATTCCCCCGAGCACGTTCTGAAGACCAGTTGCTGCTTGGGTGGTAGCGGGGGCGAAGTCTTTGATAGTGTCGCCCAGGCCGGTTAGATCCGTATTGAGGGTTGTGATTGTAGAGCCTGCGCTCGTGGGGGTGAAGGCATCGAAATAGCCGGCCTCGGGGGAGAAACCTTTCGGGTCTAGGCTACCGAAGGTGGAGCCTGGTCCGGGGACAATGTTGTTTGCCGCAATAGCTGCAGTCGATACAGTATCTGTTAGTTTTAACAAAGCTGATGTGTTATTTTCTGTTGCTGTGGTATTAGCAGTTTGAGGGTCAATACTCACACCAAATAGTTTAGAGAATAGGGCCTCCATTTGTTTCTCCATGGGCTTAAAGGCGTAGTCACTGAACATATCTATGAATTTATTTGATAACCCTTCAGTAAATGATGTGACAGCACTAGCTATGTCTTGTCCTGATAGCGCTGCTTTGAAAATCCCTTTGAACCCCGATACAAATGTACTGGCAGCCTCTCGGGCTAAATTCAGTTTTTCTGTAATTTTAGCTGTAGCGGCTTCAAATAACCCCAGTTCTACAGCATTAGCTCGTAATGCTGCGGCATGTTTTTCAAATAATTCTACATTAGTCTTGTTTTTGAGTTCTTCGCTTTTACTACTGCGTTCTTGCTCAATTTGTAGATTGATCGCACTTAAGCGATTACCTACATAATCATCCTTATTACGAAAAACTGCTGCTCTATCGGCTTGCAACTGTTGCATAGCCAAGAGCTGTTTTTTAGGATTTTGGGCAATAGTATCAATAAGCTCTACAGCGTATTTTTGGTCGCGGGTGAGTGTTACTATTTGACGCCTTAAATCAAACTCTTGTTGAAGAGAGGTCATGAAAGTTTTCCGCCTAATTTCCTCGTCTTTCTCAAGCTCTACTTTTTCGGCTGCAGTTGTACCTTGTAATTCTTTGAATTTTTGCTGCCACTTGAGTGTCTGCTCCTTAACCAGTGCAGTAGCTTTAGCCTCTTCCATATCTATCTGATATAACTCAGGATTAAACGACGCTTTTGCGGCTTCTTGTACTGTGTTTAAGCTACGTACAAGATTATCTACTGTAGCTTGAAGATCGGTATTTTCTTTGGTAGGGTATAAGTTTTTTAGTATGTCCTTAAACTGTGCTTTACTATTGATATTTTCAAGACGTGCCTGTAGAGCAGCATATTGTTCGTTAAGACTTTTGATAGTCTCTACAGCAGTCTTGTACTCTGCTGTTTGAAGAGCTGGCAGCTTCTTCATGTTGAGCACAGGCTCTGACAAGTTGAAGGTTGATGTGGTAGCAGAGTTAGACGCTCCCAGAGCTTTTTCCATGGCTGCTCTTCGGCTTCCTGTAGCGGCTTCATTACCACCTTTTAGAGAAGTGAATAGCTGGTTTCCACCTTTACCCACGCGAGCACCGCTGAGCATAAGTTCAGCATTGTTAAAATCACCTGCTTCAATATAAGCTGCTGCTACAGGGTTCAGCGCTTTAATATATTTTGCTACAGCAGCGAATTGTTTATTTTTATCATCAGCAAGCAAGTTTGCTGTTTCTGTAGGAGTTAGTAGACCACGTTTCAACGCATCTGTACGAGTTGAGTCTTTGAATTGGAAACGACCTTGTGTACCAGATGATGGATTTACTGCAGAATTTATATCATTGCTTTCTCCCATGGCGACCATGGCCAAGAAACGTGTCATATTGGAAGCGGTTACTGCACCTGTTGAGCTGCCGTTACCTTTTATTTTCAAACTGTTAGCGACTATGGTAACAGGATCTATCAGCTTACCTAAAGAATCTTGTAATTTGTAGTGTAGATGCGGGTTAAATCCTGGAGGTGGGTTGTTAATTTTCCCTATTTGTGCCCCAGGACTTACTCTTGACCCTATTCTCATCCCTTCTGAGAGATTTATATGCCCATAAGTTCCGGTTTCACCATTATCGTATTTAATAACAGCGGCATCTCCATTACCACCGTAATTGCGCAGAATATTGATCAGTGTGCCAGCTAACCGGGCATTTACACGCGATCCCGGCTCTGCTCCAATGTCTTGGGCCCCATGAGCTTCGATTACCCCGCCTGCTCGTGTACGAGAGGAATGGAATCCTCCACCGCTAGCTGTAGGTGTTATTACTCCACCGGGCAATATATTGCCTTCACCGTTCTGTCCAACAGAAGTGAGAATAGCAGCTTCATTTTGCTTTTGCGCCAGTATATAGTTAGCCACACCTATTTCGTATTTACCTATCCGTTCTTTTATCGCTAATATACGCTCTTCTACTGATAATCTATAGTCAACAACAGATTTATCAAGTGCGGCAGCCTGTATTTGTAATTGACGTTTAGTGACTTCTAGGGAAAGTTCTGATTTTTTCTTGGTAGATATATAGTTGGCTAGTGCTTGTAAAGCTGCGCCAGCAGCACCATTTTCACCCTCTATTAGTTTATTATTACGAAGTTCTACTTGCCTAATTGCTATATCCGATGTTAACTTAAAAATGTCTAATGTCTTATTGTCTATCTGCTGTTGTGTATCAAACAGCCTATCTTTATGAGATTTTTCAATTTTTTGTCGTTCTTTATCCAGCTCTATCTGCTCTTTTGCTAGTTGTTTTGCGTTATCAGCTTGAATCTTGAAATTATCTACTGCCCTATCTCTATCAGTAGCTTTAGCAAGTTTTGCAATTTTTGCCATTATTTCTGCTTCTTTCTTTTCTTTTTCCTCTAAAAGTTGCTTTTGATAATCGCCAAAACTGCCAAAAGCCCTACTTAAAGGGACGGCGTTAAAGGCGGATAATGCGAGAAACTCATCAAGAGTGTTTATACCAGGCTTCTGCATTTCATACTTAATATCATTTATTTTTTTCCTTACATCTTCGAGATCTTGCAGCGCTTTGTTAAAGTTTGTACTTACGATTGCTCGCTCGAAATCTCGTGCAGCCTTGGTCGCAGAATCGGCACTGTCTCCTACATTTTTATAGGTAGTGGCTAGACGTTCTAGAGCCACATCAGCTCTTCTGTCAGCAGCAGCTTCCTCTTTGGCCCGCTGAAACCTACCAAAAGCATCCGCGACTACAGTTATAGCTATTTGTAGAAGTAATGCAGCGCCCAAAGATGATGCTAAAGAAAGAGCTAAACCTTTAGCCCCATTGGCGGCACCAGCCATTGCGACGGACATACCATTCATTCTGGCGCTTGTCTCGGTAGCCGCATTACCTGCAGTGCGCAGGCTTATAGATAGTTCTTTTAATGCCACTCCAGCACCTTTAATAAAAGCAAGCGGGCCAATAAATGCGGTAGCCACACCAGCTAGAGCTAATGAAAGAGCACCTATAGCAGCTATTACGGTGCCTATGGCTGCTACTACACTAACAATTACAGTCATTACTGTAGCTGCAACAGGGCCAAGAGTACCTTTTACAAAATTGAATAAACCGACAATAGTAAAAATAGTGTCTAGTCCAGCTTTTTTAAGAAAACCCATTTGTGTAGCTATTTCACTAATATACTGCGCAAAAGGTTGGCTAATTATTGCGGCATACATCTTAAACAGTCCGCTAAATGCGTTTACGGCTGAAGATACAATTTGAACTAGATTAGCAATTATAGATAAAAGATTTTCGAATGTGGCAACTTTTATTTGTACAAATACTTTAGCTAGTAGTGTAAAAGATTGCACTAGATTCTCTACAGTCGGTGCAAGCGCAACCATTATGCGAGAAATAGCACCAACTGTCCTATTGGCTATCTGTTCGATTGAGCTAAAAGCTTTGGTAGCTAGATCTTGAGCTTTGTTAGCTAGTTCGATGGAACGGTCGCCCTCGGGGGACGAGCCTACTACTCTTCCTCGTATTTGACCTGTAAATGTAGTGACGACATTACCAACTGTACGGCCCGCTGCCTCAGCAATACCGAAAATTTGACCTCTAATTTTAAAAAGGGTGTCGAATATTTTAGTTAATCCACTGATCAATGGTGCTAAAAGCCCAGCTCCAAATTTCTGGCCTATAAGTTCTTGCAAATCTTTAATATTAGACCATACTCCTCGGAATCCTTGTGCCGCTATTTTTTGGCCAGCTACAGCGGCGGATAACTTGTCTTGTATAAATGCAACTACACCACCGGTTTTGGATTTTGCGTCTGCTATATCTTTATTAGTAATACCTAAGGCTTTCGCTAGGTAAGAGTCCATAGTAATGTCACCCCTCAGTATCGACCCTATCTCTTGCCTAGCTTGATACAAAGGTATCCCGAACGTACCTAGAGCCGCAGCAAAATTTATTGCTAGGTCTTCTGCTTCTTTAAGCCCCCCTCCGATTTCCCCTATTTGTCCGGCGACAATACCAAAAACCTCGATTACATCATTTGATGTAACTCCAGCTAATTCAATAGAACGGGTACGGATACTGTCAATGTTTTTAGCAATTTCTCCAGTTAACCCTACAATTTTTTGATACGGGTCGGCTATCTCTACTCCATTTTTGAATACTTTATTAGTCGAGGCCAATGTAGTCTGGGTTTTAAGTATTGTCTCTTGGAGTTGAATTTCACGACCTACAGTTTCATTAAAAAATCCACCGAAAGCGGCTTTAAGCAGATTTGCGCCTTCTTTTAGAGCAAATAGACTAAAACCTATTCTAGCTAATCTAGTTATTAGTACCTCGGATGCGGTCGATGCAGAACGCATTCCAACCTCCAATGCACCAGAGGCTGTTGACACTTCTTTTATGTTTCCGGCTACTTTAGCTATGCGCGGGCCAGTATCACTTAATTTACGGGCCCACGCTTCTGTCTCTTTGATCGGCTTAAAAATATCTCCAATTACTGGTAAATTTTTGGTTGTGTCGTAAAAGGTTCGTATATTAGTGGCTGCCTCTGTTACAGTTTTTCCGACATCAGCAAAACCTTTTTCTAAGTCTTTGAGCGACGGTACATCTATTTTTATGTTTCTAGGTTTTGTAGCTTTATCTGCTAATTTGTCAATATTTACTAGCTTCTTTTCCGCGTCTTGAGTATCGCTAGTGACTTTTATGTTGTAGTCAGTCACTGATTTTAAGCAGAGAATACGCTATATCCGAGTCTAGCGCTGCCGCTCAGCTTCGCCCAAGCTCGGGGGGCATATCTGTAAAAGCTTCTTTGATTTTTAGCGGAATACGCCCGGTAGCTGCAAGTTTGTTTAATATAGTTCTGGTACTAGATTTTAGGGTATTTGAATTTTTATCGTCCTCCTCAGGGTACTTAAGATCTGGAAAAGGTAAAAAGTTTTTAGGGGCTGTAGTAGGTACATCTTTATCCCCGTAGATTTGACGGTGCATATATTGTATTAAATGATGTGCTACATGCGCTGTTGCAGCACTAGCCACGTTAGCTTCGTGTTTAGCACGAAAATCAATAGTAATAAGAAGTTGTCGAATAGTTTTAACAGGGGTTCTTAAGAATCTGTGTGCCGGGTAGTCGGCACCTATGTATGAACCCCTAATTACTAAATAGATCTCCTCCCAATTAGTATCCGGTTGACTTAATATATGGCGGAGATCTACTATTACTTTGTCTAAGTCGAACTTTTCACTTCGGGAGTCGTCGTAGGCGGGGTGTCCTTTCCCCCCTGCTCCCCCGAGGTAGGCCAGCCGTCACGTTCCCAAAGAACAAATGCACGCATAGCGGTAAGCATACCGCGATGTATCTTATCGGTCTGTGCCGCAGTCCAATCAGGCGTCTTGATGTATTCGTCGGAGCCAGGCAGTTTGACTTCACCTCGCAACTGCATCAACACTGTACCATATTGACACAATATTTCTATATCATCTGTAGCTTGTTCGCTGAGGGCTGCCAGTTCGGGCAGGTATTTATAGACCAATTCCTCGTTTTTAGGTTCTGACGCCTGAGCTAGTACATCGAGAGCCTCTTTAGCAGAGATCCCTTCTTGCCTAGAGATCTTCCTAGCTAACTCCATTGAGGCTAACTGAGTAGTGGCTGAAGCTTTGTCTATAGCACTAATAGCCTTAAGTTCTCCAGGGGTAAGGTCGTGAAAGATCGGGAATCGGAATGGGCCGATGTTGTGGTATTCATCAGTAGTGAACAACAGATCAGTGTATTCAGTCATGGTGGATAGGTAGCTCTATATCCCAAGCCCGTGTGGGGGTTGGGCGATGGAGCAGATCGAAGGGGAGGGATACGCTCAGCTTAGCATCACCATCAGCAAGTTGCACGATCTCCGATTGAATCAGGGGCTCTACATACAGGGCTCCCACATGGATCGAAGTAGAGTTTATAGTGCAATCAATTGCGAAAATAGTACAGATGGGATCTAGTAGAAGTTCATGGGTACTAGGGCTAGCCATAAATAGCGGGGTAAAAGAAAAACCCCCGAGGTCGGGGGCGGAGGAGCGGCAGGGCCGCCTCAATCAAGCCGTGCGGAAGCTGGTAGAGAACCCACCCAAGGCCCGCCTGGTGCCGGTAGCACTGGCAGCACCGCTGCTGTCCACAGCCTGGGTCACGGCGCCGTCGCGCACGGTGAATTTGAAATTTGTGGCGGCAGGCAGGGATGCAGTGGGCGTGATGGTAGCCACTGCCGTGGTGGAGTTGAAGGCCACGGTGGCTGGGATCTGGACACCCGTAGAGGCCAGCTCCAGGCGGAACCCGGATCCATCGGCCTGCCCCAGGCTGGTGTGAGCCAGGGCCAGGGTGCCGTTGGAGGTGAACGTCACCGTCAGTGGAGCTGAGACCACAATGGCCGTGGCATTGTCGGCAGGGACCGGAGCGTACCTACGAGTGCCAGTTGACAAAGTGGCGTTAAATGTCTGCAACAGGCCGGTCTGCAGCGACCCGTAGTTCAACCGAGTAGAGCCCGCATCGTAAAGGCCGCTAATGACTTCGCCTCGACCAATAAGGTCGTATGTGAGGTTCGTCAGGTTCTGCGGATCTACCCCTGGTTTGAGGTTCTGGACAGAACAATTAACCCCAGTAAAGCTGTAGATGTAGTTGCCGGTAGTACCATTGGCTTGGCCGAGATCTTGCAAAATCTCCAGGTATATCTCACTGTCGGCTGTCTGAGAGGCTAGTTCGATAATCCGGTAGCCTTCTTCGTAGGCGCCACGGAAGGATGGGACATTAGAACCTGCAGAGAACTCCATGTCCTTCATAAGGAAGGACGTGATGGAGGCTTGCCAGCCAGCACCGGTTTTTCGGCTGTCTTCCCACCCACCGTCGCCGATCAGGCGGAATTTTTGGTCTTTATCGGATTTTGACCAGTTGAGGTTTTGGATCCCCTGAATCTCTGTATAAGATACACCAGTATCCAGAGTAGGCAGGGTTACAAAGCCAGCACTGTTACGAGTACCGAAATAACGGGCACCCGGTGCTAGAGCAACACACCGAACAATAGTTTCATTTGCATTGTGAAAGCTCTGGCCCACGGCGTAGGTGAATGGCATGGCTTAAACCTTTAGAAAGGGCGGAGGATCGAGTTGAGGGAAGTGCCGCGAAAACGGACGGTCAGAGCTTCCAGGGCCACGTCAGACCCGGAGTTATACCGAAGGTTAGCTGTGGGAAAAAGCCTTGCCATACGGGATTGGACTTCT